TGTTATATCGGTGGTGACTGGGGTAATAGTTATTGCCGTATTGGTGTGGGCTATATATACAAGGGGCGGAAATGGATGAACTTATTTCAATGGTTAAAGGCTTCGCGCCCGGTATTGCTACTGTACTCGGTGGTCCTCTGGCTGGCATGGCAGTTAGTGCGCTTTCTAAACAACTTGGCGTCAAAGACGAAGTAGACGCGGTGATGAAAGCCATCGCTGCCGATCCCGAAGCTGAGGCCAAAATAAAGCAGCTCGAACATGACAAATTTAAGGCTATCCTTGCAGATAAAAACAGCGCTCGTGAGCGCGAGATGGCTATTGCTTCCAGCGCAAACGCGCCTCTCCTTAACAAAATTGTGACCCCAGCTTTGGCGCTGGGCGTTGTAGGCTTATCGTTCCTGCTGTTCGCGGTGCTCATCTTTGTGGAAGTGAAGCCCGAGGCCAAGGACATCCTGATTTACATCCTCGGCGTCTTGTCTGCTGCGGTGACGCAAATCCTGAGCTACTATTTCGGTAGCAGCATGGGTAGTAAAGATAAGGGCGATCAGTTGAGGTCCGTTGTAAAATAATCTGGAGTACGTCATGTCGTTCTGGCTACCTGTTGTTTTTATTTGTCTCACCGGGGGCAATTGCGGGTTTGCAAGCGGCAGCTTAACAGCGACAGCCAGTCAGTGCGAGAAGACGAATTACGCCGTCAGACAAAAGCTGGCCACAGACCTAGATGTTGCAAGTTTTAAACTTGTCTGCATACAAATAAAGAAGGACGAATTTATATGAAACTAACAGCCAATTTCTCCCTTGTGGAGATGACCAAAAGCGAAACCGCCCTGCGTCATGACATTGACAATACCCCCGATGCCGACCAGCTAGAAAACCTGACCATCCTGTGTGAGTGTGTGTTGCAGCCCGTGCGGGAGCGGTTTGGTATGCCCGTTAAAGTCAACTCAGGCTTTCGCAGTGTTGAGGTAAACACTAAAGTAGGTGGCTCCAAGACTTCGGACCACTGTAGGGGTATGGCTGCAGACATAGAGATTCCCGGTGTGGCTAACGCTGAGCTTGCCCAGTGGATCGTGGATAACCTAATCTTCCGCCAAGTAATTTTGGAGTTCTACACTCCCGGCGTCCCTGATTCCGGATGGGTGCATGTCAGCTACAACCTCGGCGACAACAAAAAGCAGGCACTTACCGCTACCAAAAAAGATGGTAAAACAGTATACTTATCCGGACTTGTTGCATAAGAGCTCACTATGCCGTTAAAGAAAATTGTCCTAAAGCCCGGTGTTAACCGAGAGAATACCCGCTACACCACTGAAGGCGGCTGGTATGACTGCGACAAAATTCGATTCCGGCAGGGCACCCCCGAGAAAATTGGCGGCTGGGTCCAAAATTCCACGGCGCGGTTTTTAGGTGTGTGTCGATCCCTTATCAACTGGGTGACATTGGGGAGCCTAGACTTAGTGGGTCTTGGCACGAACCTTAAATACTATATTGAGCGCGGCACCCTTTTCTACGACATTACCCCGATCCGTGAGACAACCGCCGCAGGCGACGTTACATTTGCTGCGACTAGTGGATCTGCCGTAATCACAGTGACAGACGCGGCTCACGGCGCGGTAGCCGGGGACTATGTAACATTTAGTGGCGCGGTAGGACTTGGGGGCCTCATTACGGCAGATGTGCTAAATGCCGAGTTTGTTGTATCGACCACCATTGACGCGAACAACTACACCGTGGTATCCCCAACCGTGGCCAATGCTTCGGATACCGGGGACGGCGGGTCGGCAGTAGTGGGGGCATATCAGCTGCGCGTAGGACCTGCAATTGAGGAGGTTTTAGATGGTTGGGGTGCTGGATTCTGGGGCTTTGGCACGTGGTCCATTGGTATCCCTTCAGCAGAAGCTATTCGTATTTGGAACCATGCCAATTTTGGCGAGGACTTGATTTTTGGGCCGCGAGGCGGGGGCCTGTATTACTGGGACGCTACATCTGGCGTCACTGTTCGCGGGGTAGCCCTGACAGGCATGGGGGGCGCTACAGGTGTACCTACAGTGCACAACAGCTTGTTGGTTTCAGATGTCTCCCGTTTTGTTCTTTGTTTTGGAGTCAATCCTATTGGGACCGGCCCTATTGACCCACTATTGATCCGGTGGTCAGACCAAGAGAATTTTCTGGATTGGACACCTACGGTCACCAATCAGGCGGGAGATTTACGACTGTCTTACGGCACGCAGATTGTCACCGCCCGCCAGCAGCGCCAAGAGATTTTGGTTTGGACAGACGCTGCGCTGTACTCCCTGCAGTATTTAGGCCCACCTTATATTTGGGGTGCGCAGTCCATTGGCGAGAATGTGTCAATCATGGGACCCAACGCCGTAGCTAGTGCCAGCAATGTGTCATATTGGATGGGCAAGGATAAGTTCTACAAGTATGACGGGCGTGTACAGACTATGCGCTGCGATCTGCGTCAGTTTATTTTTCAGAACGCCGATCCGACTCTGACTCTTAATAGCGCCCAGTCAGATCAGGTGTTTTGCAGTACTGTTGAAGCATTTAACGAGATCTGGTGGTTCTACTGCTCAGCAGTATCCACTGTGCCTAATCGGTATGTGGTCTACAACTACGCCGAAGATATTTGGTATTACGGTGAAATTGAGCGCACGGCATGGCTTGACAGCTCCACACGGGGAAATCCGATTGCCACCTATAGAAACCGCCTAGTAAACCAAGAGGTGGGTGTTGATGATGAATCAGACGAATTCCCTGTTGCCATTTCAGCATATATCTCTTCGTCCCAGTTTGACATCGATGACGGCCACAACATGAGCTTTGTTTGGCGCATACTTCCAGACATCACGTTCCGTGGCTCTACTGCTGCCAGCCCACAGGTGACGATGACGCTGCTGCCGCTAAAGAACTCCGGCTCAGGGTACACGGACCCCGCGTCAGTGGCAGGCAGCAACGAGGGGGGTATTGTTCGTTCTGCGCAGATTCCTGTTGAGCAGTTTACAGGGCAACTCAACATACGGGTGAGGGGGCGGCAGATGGCTATGCGTATTGAGTCGGACAGCCTTGGCACCACGTGGCAGCTCGGAGCGCCTAGGATTGATATCCGTCAGGATGGCAGACGCTAATGGCTAATCCCCTTCTTCTGCCTGCCGTTCCTCGACTGCCAAGTGCCCCTGAAGCATATGAGAGGCAGTATGGGGACCAGCTCAACAGCGCGTTGCGCCTGTATTTCAACCAGATCAATAATTTCAATGCCGGATTGGCCAATGGGGGTCCTCCGTTTAACTACATTGACTTCAGCACTACGAACGGGGCCCTTAGCCATCAAACTGGGCGACTAGACTGGAACTCGACCGACGCAACGCTTGAACTCGATATGGAGTACGGCGTCATACAGCAAATCGGGCAAGAGACCTATGCCCGCGTCGGTAACACAACAGGCGTTACAATTCCCAACGGCACTGTAGTCGGTTTTGCAGGGGCTACACCAAATGCGCTTTTAGTGGCTCCTTACCTTGCCGACGGTAGCTCGCCCACGCAGTACATTCTGGGGGTCATGACGCATGACCTACCTAATAGCGGGCAAAGGGGGTACTGCACGACATGGGGTTTTGTGCGTGATCTGGACACAAGCGCATTCAGCGTCGGCGATATTCTGTATGCCAGCCCAAGTGTGGCGGGTGCGCTTACCAACGTGAAGCCTACTGCTCCAGATAACGTTATTCCGATGGCTGCGTGCATTGTGTCGGATGCAACAGCGGGTGTTATTTTTGTACGCCCCGTCATCACCCAGATGCAGTACTACGGCAAGTTCTCCAAGACGACAAGCCAGACGCCTGCTGCCATTAACACAGCATATCCCATCACGTTCACCACAACCGATATTAGCAACGGGGTGGTCATCGGGACGCCCACATCTAGGATCGTGGTCCCTGAATCGGGGCTGTACCAGTTCAATTGCTCGTGCCAGATATCCAGCGGCAATGCGTCCAAAAAAGACATGCGGGTATGGTTTAGGAAGAACGGCACTAATTTGGCCAATTCAGCTCGGATTGTGACATCAGACATCAGTGGTGGGTATGTGACCATGGCCCTTCTTCAGCCCGTATCGCTAGCTGCAGATGATTACGTTGAGCTGGTTTTTGCAGCAGATAGCACTGATATATCTTTGGCCGCGGTGGCCTCCACTGCCTACGCCCCTGCCGCTCCAGCGGTGCTATTAGAAGTTACACAGGTTCAGCAGTAACACCACTCCCAGACAC